AGTACAAATACCCATACACACCACTTCCATATAGGTCTAAATCTACAACTGCGTATTTTACTTCGATCCAACCAAGGAAGTAAACCGACTGCTGCGATCGCACCACCCATTGCTATGACTCCCATTAACTTATCTGGTATTGCTCTCAGTATAGCATAGAATGGTAAGAAGTACCACTCAGGAACGATATGAGCAGGAGTCACCATAGGATCTGCTGGAATATAATTATCTGGATGTCCTAATGCATTTGGTAAGAAGAATAAGAACGCGGCAAAGATCGCAAGGAATACGATTGCAGCAAAGAAATCTTTTTGTGTCATATACGGATGAAAACTGACTGTGTCTCTTGTATCTTTTGGTTCTACACCAGATGGATTATTTGATCCTGTAATATGTAGAGCAATAATATGAAACAGAACAACACCGACAATGGCAAATGCGAAAAACCAATGGAGAATAAATGCACGATTGAGAAAGGCATCATCAACACTATATCCGCCCCATAACCATGTAACTATACCTTCACCGAAGAACGGTATGGCAGAGAACAGATTTGTGATCACTGTTGCACCCCAAAAACTCATTTGTCCCCAAGGTAATACATAACCAAGAAAGGCGCTTGCCATCATCAGGAAGAAGATTATAATCCCCATAATCCACAGCAACTCTCGTGGTTTCTTATATGAACCATAATAAAGCCCACGAAACATATGTATGTAAACTGCTACAAAAAAGAATGATGCCATATTCATATGGATATATCGTATTAGCCATCCACCATTAACATCACGCATAATTCTTTCTACACTATCAAATGCTTGATTCACATCTGGTTTGTAATGCATACCTAATATCAATCCTGTAACGATTAACGACATTAGACATATCATAAGTATTCCACCGAAACTATAAAGATAGTTTAGGTTTTTTGGAACTTGAAAATCTAAGTATTCGTGTTTCATCATACGAATAATAGGCAGTCTTGTATCAATCCATCCGACTACACCAGTGAAAGGACTTGGTGATACCTTACTGGTTTGAACCGGTTTATAATCTTCACTCATTAATTAGGTATTCCTAACATTGCACTCACACCAAATACTTCAAGTATCATAAACGTAAAGAACATCAATAGAATGCTCCATACGATCATCTTACCACTAAAATTATTAGCGGAAAGTTTAAAAGCAATTATTTCATTGCTTAACATTCTTACAGCAAGTTCAAACTCGTTATGAGTATTTTTAACTTCGATTGTTTTTTCTTTTTTTTCTTCAGCCATTGCTTCTACCATGTTCCTCAGGTTTACCATCGTTTCCAAGATTTACGAATACAATCTCATCAACACTTGTAATTGATTGTTCAGTTCTTTTATTTCTTACATCACATCGGACTGTAATACTAGTTTTTCCAAACTTAACTATCTCCATGCCAATCTCAACTATATCACCACGAATAGCACTTGCGTTAAAATCTACACCACTCATACTTCTAGTTACAACACGATCGTTTTCTAACTGTGTACTACAATAGATGTATGCTTCTTCATCAATCCAATCTAGAACACGACCTCCAAAGAGTGTGCCATTACTATTCAAATCTTTATGAGCAATCATTTTTCTAGTAAAGTATCTCATACCATCTCCAAAATTAGTTGCAACTTTTCTGTTTCGAGGCAAGTTGCCAGCCCAGAGATTATGCCGCTAGGCGCATCTCAGGAGCAAAGTTATCATTTGCATTTACTTCTTCGTAGACTGTAACACCTGTCGATCCTATTTCGCCCCCACATAAAAACATCAGGAATGGTCTTCTATTTTATAGTGTTTAGAATTATATGGAGTATATATGATTGCTGCAAACAATCCATGTTCTCTATATAATTTTTTAAACCAACCTATGTAATTCTTCATGTTCTTATGGTGGAGGCGCCGGGTACTGCCCCCGGGTCCAGCTTGCCTTTTGCATCTACAACGTTATTTATATTATATCATAAATTTATGTTTTTGTAAACCCTAAAAATATAAATACTAGTAGCAAATGAGGTAAAAATGATCGATCCAGTAACAGCGCTAGCGACAGCGACTGCTGCATTCAATGCCGTAAAGAAAGGTGTTGAGATGGGGCAAGATATCGAGAACATGGCAGGTGCCATCGGTAAGTGGATGGGTGCTGTCTCTGATATTAACAAGTCAGAAGAGTTCGCAAAAAAACCACCATTGTTTAAAAAACTATTCGCAGGTGGTTCTGTTGAAGAAGAAGCACTTGCTGCTTTTATGGCAAAGAAAAAAGCAGAAGATATGAGAGAGCAATTAAGGCAAATCATATCAGCAACACGTGGACCACAAGCATGGCAAGAACTTGTAAAGACAGAAGCAGATATTCGGAAGAGAAGACAAGAGACAATCTATGCACAAAAAGAAAGACAAAAGCATTTCATTGAAATAGTAGTAATTATTGGTGCTACTATTTTAGGTGCTACATCAGTCACCTTTGTCATATGGTTAATCAATCAAGGATAATAAAATGAAAAGAATAATATTACTTTTAATAAGTTTTATTATGTGTACATCTATTGTAATCGCTCAAGATGTGACCTATGTGGATACTACGTCTGACAGTACCAGCAACATCACATCAACAAATACTAATACAAATAATAACACGAATACTAATACATCTACATCTACTTCAACAAATACTAATACAAATAATAATACGAGTACTTCGACAAACACCAATACAAATAATAACACAACGACTTCGACTGAAAACTCGACTATCAACAGTACAACTGATAGCACTACAAATAATACAAGCACAAATAATAACACAAATCGTAGTGTAGTTGATTCAGTACAGACCCTCAAGTCTCCCCCTCCATCTGCTATATCACCATCAATTGGTGCAAGTAGTTCAGATATCTGTACGACAGGAGTGAGTGGTGCTGTACAGACTCAGATACTTGGTTTATCTGGTGGTACATCAGTAAGAGATCTAAACTGTGAAAGACTGAAGATATCTAAGACTCTCTATGACATGGGTATGAAAGTTGCTGCAGTGTCAGTAATGTGTCAGGATCGTAGAGTATTTGATGCGATGCAAATGGCAGGAACACCTTGTCCGTTCTTCGGAGATATAGGTGAAGAGGCAGCAATTGGATGGGAAGCATCTCCAACTTATATCCCACCAAAAATTCAGGAGACAAAAGAGAATGGGAAAACCGGCGCTTTTATTGGTGGTGTTCTTATGGCTGCTCTTATTGCAATCCTTGCCCTCTAACGCACAAAACATATTAAATCAACAATGGGATGGAAACTACAATCTTGGATATTGGGGTGGAACGACTGGTGGACAGATTCCTAATTTGGGGGGTACTACATTCTATTGGGGATATGGTGGAGGAGTCATAAGTAACACAATCGCGATTAATGAAGCATTACAAGAGGAAGGAGTACAAGTAGAAGGATATTCTTATGTTTGGACAGTTAAAAATGGTAATGCAAATGAATATACTAATCAACCAGGAATAGATGATTTTGATATAACAGTTAATGTATATAAAGCAGATGGAACGCTATATCAATCCTACACATATGATTATGGATACTCACACGATTGGACGAGTCATAGCGGATCTGAAACATTTCCAGATCAGTATTTAGACCCAGCCTTTTTTGGAAACATGGTAGTAAGTGCAGAAGGAAATGATACAGGATATTGGGCGGGTCATTGGGGTCCAGAATTTGCTACAGGTGCCTCTAGTATTACTTTGACTTATTCATCTAATCCGTGTTATGGTAATCCGTTATACGATCCAGCCTGCGATGGTTATGCAGAAGCTATGGCGCAACTAATACTAGAACAACAAGAACTGACACTTGCATCTATACCAGAACCAGTAATACAGGAGCAAATTTATGAAGAACCTATCGCAGTACAGGATACCAGTATTCAGAACTCGCAGACCAATCCTACAGAACAAGTCGCGATTTCTAACGCAACAGAGCCTGAAGATAAATCGGATGGTACCAGAAAAGAAGTGGATCCGATTGGGATCGCCCTCAACGCTGCAGCAGCTGATGCTGCGTTTATACTAAACAATATAGTCAATGGAGAACTAGGAGGTATATCAAGTGCTCTGGAAAATAATCAAACTCAAACTTCTATGGGCGTGGGCAATGCTCAAACTCAAAGTCAAGGCAGTTCTTCTTCTAATCAAAATGATTCTGAAGAGAAAGAAACACAAGGACAAAAACTAAAGAGAGCCGCAAAGGAACGAGCAGCAGGACTGCAACAGGAAATAGTTGAATCAGATGATATAGATGAGCAACAGGCACAACAACAAGAGATGCTTGCTATGATGAATTATGTACCGGGATTTGATACCTATAAGATTGCACTTGCAGGTGGTACTTATCCAGATGTTCCTTTCTATCCACCAACCACAGTTCCTGATTCACCAAATGGAAAAAGAAATAATTTTGCACAACAGCTATTGCATCAACAGATGGTTGATATGCAATATGAGGAGAGATAAATGGCAGAAAAAGATTTATCAGAACAATTAGATAATCTTGAGAATTTAAAGGACAAAGAGTTTCGTATTCTTGGCATCAAGATTACATTTGTTTCAGCGAGTGCATTACTTGCTGTAATTGGTTCTGTACTTGGAGCACTCTATGGTGGTTTCCTTATGTATCAGAAAGTCGAGGAAGTTGCTGGACTTGATATTGGTGCATTTGAGCAACGTATGGAAATCATTGAAACAAAACTCGACGAAGCGCTTGACTATGCAAGAGATATCAAATCAGATCTACGTGATGATGTAATGAAGATTGAAAAGCAAAGTGATCATAATGAGGATGTTGTAAAGGATACTGAAGACACTCTTAATGCTCGTATGAGGCAATTAGAGAAAGATGTATTTGATATGATTGAGATTGCTGAAGGTAGATTTGAAACCAAGAGAGATGCTCTTCAAGGTGACTACGAACAGAAAGCAGATCGATTGATTAAGGATTATGACGATAAGGCAGAAAGACTCAATACTAATGTTGATGCTGACATGGAAAAACTTGAGAGCGATCTGAAAGAAGAAATGAAAGATCTAGAGGAAAAATTACAAAAACGTGTACAAAGTGCACTGGATAACCCATTAGCAAATTAGTATAACGTTTCAGTTTCTTCAGGAATGTATACTGGCTTACAGTATGCAGTTGCTTTATGCTTTTCAGGGATATAGTCTCTATATTCATAATTACCATATTGTTTCGTAATTCGAGAAGCAAAGTAATTACAATCATTGATGTTCCGAAAATACATCGGAACACCACCCTGATTCACATCTCCCAATAAGAATATGAGCATAAATGCGTGTATCATTTAAGCGTCAAAATCCTCTAGATCTTTCATTTCTTCATCAGTATCATGAACATATAACTGGATAATAGCATAGTGAATAACTTTCATAAGATCTTTACGAGCATCTTCACGACTACCTTTTTTGCCATATCGTTGAGCATACTTCAATATGTTACCGACATTGAAACCTGTACCATGACCACCGTCAATAATAAATTCTGTTGACTGGAATCTTTCTTTTGAATAATGTGAGTCATAAGTCGAGTCAATATAATCTTTTATTTCCTCGCAGTATAAATCTTCATTAAATTTATATTCAATGAAATCGTCGACTTCGTTACCCTTTGTAAAATCTATAATCATTATCTTTCCCATCTATAAAATATATGCGCATCAACACGCACAGTTGGAGTTTTAGTTTCTGCCCAGTCTGGTCTTACATAGTATGCGTGATAGTGTGTAGCACCTTCTGTAATATCTTCAAACCATCCAGTATATACTTTGAATGCCATTGAACGTGTCAGCTCGTATAGCTGTTTATCTGCAGTTGGTATTATTTCTGCTTTCCCATCACAGTACCAAGAAAACTGACATTTGTTTCTCTTTGGTATATATTCACCAGTCTTCCACGATTTAATCATCACCGATTGGTGTACTACTTTACACACGGTGTTTGGGAATCTCGAATCAATGACTCTGTTCATCACAACATTTCCTACGGCGAGGAGTCCACGGAAAGACTGATTGCGAGATTCCCAATACATATTTTGGGCAAGGCATTCAACTTCTTGATCTACCTCTGCTCCAAATATCTCTTCTGAATAAGCTAATGTAAGTGTAATAATTGATATAATAATCCACTTCATGATGTTACCTCATACCATACATCGCGAATAATATCAGCAATAACTTCGTCTGATAAGTGTTTAACCATATCCATATGGGTGATAGCCACCTGACAATAATCAGAAAACTTCATATCGTCTTCAATTAGATTTGCACAAGTGTCAATAAAGTTTTCTTCTAGGTCCATTGCCCATGCTTTTACTTTACCCATTATGCTATCTCCCTCTTTACCCATCTTTTACCATTTACACCAGACCATCTATAACCCTGATCTATTTTGTAAACTTCATAAGCTTGAATAACTGTTTGACTTTCATCAATATAGCCTGTCTCCTTAAAGCATCTATCCATATCATCAATTAACCAAGCTACAGTTTCACCATAAAACTCAGCACGTTTATTTAAAACTGTCATTGCACCTTTGATTTTCATTTTTAAGAACTCCTCTTTTCTTATTATACTACTATTGTACCATAGCTTCTTTGGATTGTAAACCCCCTTTTTTCATTTATTTTGAATTAATTGCATTTTTATCTAAAAAAATGTATAGATAATATAATTTGAAAATAAAAAGGAAAAGAAATGACACAACTGATATCCCCACAGAAATTTACAGAGACCGTAGGCCTTTTAAGGGCCTTTTTTTTAGACAAAGGGTTTCTTGAAGTACATACCCAGAATAGATTATCAATACTTGCAGCATGCGAAGATCCGTTCAATGTAGCAACGTATAACTATGCAAATGAGGTATGGCCACTTCCACAAACAGGTCAGATGTGGTTAGAACATGAATTATTATCAGCTCCTGATTCAAAGGGGTTTTTTTGTGTGTCGACTTCTTATAGACAAGAACCAAATGCAATACCAGGAAGACACGATATTATCTTTCCAATGTTTGAATTTGAAATGCCAGGGGATATAAACGATCTTAAAATAATGGAATATCAACTTTGTAATTATCTTGGTTTTGATTCGCCAACTGAAAAAACATATTCTGAATGGCAACAACACTTTGGATTAAGTGCTGATACAGAAATGGAAGCAGAACATGAAAATGCAATGTTTGATTTATTCGGTTCTACAATGATCACAGACTTCCCTGAATTTACATCGCCATTTTGGAATATGAGTAGAAACGATGATGGAAAAACATCTAAAAAGATTGATGTAATACTTGGTGGTATGGAAACAATTGGTTCTGCCGAAAGATCGTGTGATGTAGATCAAATGCGTGATACATTCCATACAATTACAGAAGGTGCTTATGCGAATCTATTATTTGACTTATTTGGAAAAGAAAGAGTCGTAAACGAATTAGAAGAGTTTTTGAAGTTTGATTTCTTCCCACGTGTTGGTGGTGGTATCGGTATGACAAGAATGATTGCTGCTTTGGATACTCAGTAAGATTTAATGTTGGGTGGTGAAATAGGTAAACACGCACGACTGTTAATCGTGTGACAATAGTCTTGCAGGTTCGATCCCTGCCCCAACAGCCAATCACTAGGTGGCAGAGTGGCTATGCAACGGATTGCAACTCCGTGTACGCCGGTTCAAATCCGGCCCTAGTGTCCATAGGCAATCACCCACTCACGTATGTCTCGCCTTTTGGACGATACCATATTTTTTGATGATGCAGTTTGGCAAGAAGTTCTCGGCACTCTTCTTTGTTTCCATGCGGCAACTGCATCATAACTCTTAATGCTCTTTCGATTAAATCAATATCGTCAGGATTTAATTTGAATTTAGGATTATATTTCATCTAGTAACTTTGTGCTAATCGCCACATGAGATATTCTTTTGATTCGATTGGTTCATATTTGGCAGATTCATTTCGTAAATTAGTTATCATAGTTCCAGGAGTAGGATCTACGAAATGTGGCATGCTATACCTTTCCTGATGTATATGTGAATTCACTACACGATGTTTTGTACTTACGAAATAGTCGTTAGTCCATCTTTGTAATAGATCACCAATGTTGACAACTACTCCATCTTCTGCATACGGAACTGAATGCCAATCACCTTTTAGATCCTGTACTTCTAATCCAGGAACATCGTTGATTTGCCACAATAAAGTAATAGTACCATAATCAGAGTGTTCACCTATACGCATTTGCTTTGGTTCAAGTTCACCTGTATATGCTGGATAATGTATGATACGTGTAGTATTATAAGGATTCTGGTGTGCATCTACAAGAGTAGTACCGCTATCTAATATTTCATCAAAGTGTGATAAAATACGAAGAGTTAACTCATCAGCTATTTTAATTGACCTGAGAGCACAACCTTTAAAAAGGTAATTATCTGGCCAGAGTTTTTCTGGCATTCTTGTGTCGTTATAATTATAGGATTCTTTCATATCAGAAGGCGCATTTGGATCTACGTGTTCTGCTCCTATTATACTATATCCAAGATTGTTTTCTGCTTGATAGGTATATTTTTTCTTTTCATCTAAACTTAGATCAAAGAATAATTTTGCTTGATCAAACCAATTATGCATTAATTCTTGACGACGCCGATCTAATGCATTAGTAAACACTGCGAAGCCTACTGTTGTGTAGGCTTCGTCAATACGATCTAAAGCGTCTTTTGCTTTTAAATCAATTACTGGGATCATCTTAGTTAGGAACCTTTGCGGTAATTCCTTCGACATAGTACATCATTTGATTCAGGTGTGAGTCACTAGCAACTTCACCATCAGCAAGTTGTAGATTACCTTCATTATCGTACAGTGGACCAGTGAATGCAAAGTATTCTCCTGCTGAGATTGCATCTTTGATACTCTGAGCAGCTGCTTCTACATCTGCTGGCATATTTGTGAATGGTGCCATTTGAACTGCGCCTTCATTCATATGTCCAAAGTAATCGCCTGACTCCCAAGTACCATCAATAACTGCTTTGACTTTTTCAATGTAGTATGGGCCCCAGTTATCGATCGTTGCTGTCAGTTGTGCTTCAGGTGCAAAGTTAAACTGATCCGATGCTTGACCAAATCCTAACTTACCTTGCTTTTGTGCCTCTTGTAAAGGCGCAGGAGAGTCAGTATGTTGAGCAACCATATCACAACCTTGTGCTAACATGACGTTTGCCGCTTGTGCTTCTTTACCAGGATCGTACCAAGTATTGACCCAAGTGACCATGAGTTCGACATCAGGATTCATCTTTTTTGCACCAAGATAGTATGTGTTAATTTCACGAATGACTTCAGGGATAGGGAAGGCACCGACATAACAAATCTTATTTGTCTCTGTCATCATACCAGCAATAATACCTTGTACATGTCTTGCTTGATAAAGACGAAGACCATACGATGCTAAATTGTCGCTCTGCTTATATCCTGTTGCATGTTCGAACTTTACATCAGGAAAGTCTTTTGCAACTTTTAACATTGGTTCCATATATCCAAATGATGTACCAAACACGATATCATGTGTTTGTGCCATTTCTCTGAATACCTGTTCTGCTTGTGGACCGTATTGTACACCTTCGATATAAGAAGTTTCAACCTGATCGCCAAGTGCTTCTTCTACTTGTTGTCTACCGATATCGTGTCTGTATGTCCAGCCATGATCTCCGACTGGACCAATATAAACGAATCCGACTTTGACTGGATCCGCATTTGCTGCAGCAATTAAAAAGAATGACAGTATTAAGGTTGTCAACCCTTTGATAGATGATTTAATCATCATTATCCCTTTCTTGGTTTTGTGTTAATATCTCTTCCATTAACGGGAAGATTTTTGATAACACCCTGCCACATTCGATTGCGATCTCTTGGTGTTCTTTTTGGGTTCCATTACTCGATCTTAGTTCAACATAATGCATCCATGATCTCAGTGTTCCATTCATATAAAGACGAGAACCAGTTGTACCTTCTGGTAAAACTGCTCGTGCTTGTTCCTTGGCAATACCATTATCGATTGCCCATTGATAACTATTCTTTGCAGCAGATATTACTTCTGATTGTTTTTTTAACCACTCGAGTTGTAGATCAGCATCGTCACTTTCAATACTATTCTGCCTGTTTTTTGTGTCCTGCAATCGTCCTTGTCTCAGATGAGATATATCAAGATCTTTTGTAGGATCAGCATATCGTTGAGAAAACTCTTGGAATGAGAACGACCTGTGGCGTAATATTTGTCTTGCTATATCTCTTGTTGTTTCTATCTCGAGGCAAGCAGAAACCATTTCAAACGGAGACCAATGTTTTTCCCTGGCGAGATACCGCAAAAGTTTTGAAGATGTTGCTGAGTTGTTTTGATTCGATGGATTGGATACACGGGCGCAATACGCAATGAGTTCTTCGAGGTTATCTCCATGTGGATGTAACTCCTCTACAATTTGTAACATTCTTGGGGGTTTACTATAACTAATTAATTTTACTTTCATTTTCTTCTTTTCTTACTGACCATACGTTATCGTGTCCTGTAATTTGGTAATCTTCAAAAGATTCAGTGACTGCTTGTTTTACACCGCCCATGTCAATATCATGACCAGTTATATATCCACCTATTCTAACTTTTTCTGACCAGAGTTTTATATCTTTCAGTACGTCAGGATATTGGTGGGATGCATCTATAAAAACAAAATCTAAACTTTGATCTTCGAACTGATCCAAACATTGATCAGAGAAAGATCTAATAAGTATGGCTCTATCAGAAAAACCTTGTTTTTGAATCCAATTTTCCAATTCTATTTGATTTGAATTCTTGGGAAGTTCTATTAATTGTTCGTTAGTAGTTCCATCCCATCTGACATTTTTATCTACAGCCCATACATCTATTCCATATAATTTTAAGTCTGGCATTTGTTTAATTAGATATTTAAAAGTTTTACCTCCTTGTACACCTACTTCTGCACCAATAGTAAAATTATTTTTATTAATTAAATTTTCTAACCATTCTTTTCTATTCATAATTTAAAATCCTCAAACCGTTTACCTGTTTCAGTTTTATCAAAGACTGGCGTATCATCTGTTAGTGTTTGATCATTTTCATCTACATCAAATAATCGCATCTTTGATCGATCCACACCAATGACAAAACGTTTATGTTGGGTAGGATCATTGTATCTATTCTTTAATTGTTTGACCATCATTTGATTCATTTTCTCAAGCTCTTCGGTAGAGATCAAGGCAAACATCAGATCCGCTGTAGCGGGTAATCCAAAAGACTCGGACGTATCTTCAAGCCCAACATCCGAGTTACTAAAACCAGAACGAGTCGTTTGCGTTGCAGAGAAGATCGGTACGTTGTATTCGACCGCAAGGCCACGTAGCTCTTCAGCAATTGATTTAATGTAAGTGTATGAATTGATTGATCCTCCCATTGCTTTCATTCTCGAGCTCGCACATATATTGAGATAATCAACGAAGATAATATCGGGCTCGAATTGTTTCTTTAACTTCAACTCATTAAGTAATCCACGGAAATGACCAGCATGAGCAGAACCAGTTGGATATTCTTTTACGATTAACTTACCAGTGGTCTTTTTCGCTAGGTTATTTACCTTTGTTGTAAACATATCTTTTGACATTGTATCAAGCTGATCAATTGGAACATTTAATAAGTTAGCATCGATACGTTCTGCGATTCTTTCTTCTGCCATTTCCATTGTTATATAAAGAACATTACGACCTTCCACCAAGGCGTTTGCAGCAACATGACACATAAAAAGAGATTTACCAACGCCAGTACCAGCAAGAGCAATGTTAAGAGTCTTATTCGGGACTCCGCCTTTTGTAATTTTATTAAAGTACTCAAGATCAAAAGGTATCCGGTCTTCTTCGGTATGGTAGAACTCATATCTTTGTTCTGCGTTTTCGACATAATCATGACCTACATTTGTATCAAAGGCAACACCCAAAGCTTTCGATAAAAGATCTGGAAGTGCACCTTTTGTAAGACTATCGTGTTTACCATCAATAATCGTAATTGATTCCATAATAGCATTATGAATAGCACGGTCTTGGCACCATTTTTCTGTAGAATCGACTAACCAATCCTGATCTATTTTTTCAACTGCAAAGAGTTGTGGGACAATATCCATAGCCATTTGGAATTGCTCACTGGATAGGTTAGAATCATTTAATTCTATACCCATGGTTTCAGAGGTAGGGAGTTTATTATATTTGGCTACATACTTGCCTGCCTCTTTGAAAAGTGTTTTGTATATTCCTTGGAAGTAATCTGGTTTAATAAATGGCAAAACCTTTCGCATATACTTTTCATCGGTAAGAAGATTGCGAAGGATTGTTTGTTCAATGTTAGTCTGCAAGTTTATTCTTCTTTCTCTCTCATTTTAACGTAGCCTTCTTCCATGCCTCTTGACATGACTGATTCAAGTATCTCTCCAGCTTCTATCTGTAGATCTACATTCTCTGTAGTGACATTAGGATCAGGTGACGATATTACCTCAAAACTAAAAGTCATTCGGTCTTTTTTACCATCAAACCGAACTGCTCCAAATGTAATAACAGTTTCATTAAACTCGCCTTCTAGTATTCTAATATCCCAAGAATCAATACTACGATCAGAAGGTACCATCTCGTAATGCTGGTTTTCGATTCTAGTCACGAGCGTTGCCTATAGAGAATTTATCTTTCATATAATCTCCAAAGCCCGCTTCGAAGATTGGTGTCCAGAATTCTTCTTTTAATGTATCTATTTGTCGTACTTTTGGTTCAAGTANTTCGCCAGTCTGTTGGCTAACTTGGCAATACCAGCCATTCGACGGCTTAGCCACAAATTTACCTTCGATAGCAACATCAAGAAGGCCAGACCACTTCTGTACTCCACCATCCCAAGAAACACTAATGGGAATCTTAGACTTTTCTTTAACATAACGTGATTTCTCCACATTAATTATGAAATGATAACCTTTAATTTCTGTACCAGACTTATCTTGTTGGCGTCCTAATATCCAAATATTATCTGCACTGTAGTATATACCCGTGCCACCAGAGACGATTGCTTTAGGGAATAATCCCATTTCCATATAGGTGTGATTAACAGCAATCAGTGGAATATTTTTCATATTCAGATATGGTGTACACATACGAAATAAACCTTTGAGGGCTTTTGCACGTGACATATCTGCAACAGATTTTTCGTTAATTGCATCTTCTAATTCTTTCTTAGATGCTAGGTTACCAACTGAATCTATCATAACAACAACTTTATCACCACGTGATAGACCTTCCAATTGACCAATCAGATCGAACTTGAGTTGTTCTACATCTGTAATCGGTGTATGAAGTACCCGGTTGGTATCGATATCAAATTGTTCAAAGTAGGATTGTGGAGAACCAAATTCTGAATCATAAAAGAGTAAAACAGAATCTTTGTATTTTTTCAGATAGGCAGAAGCCATAATCAAACCAAAGGATGTTTTGAAATGTTTGGATGGACCAGCAAGAACTGTAAGACCCGGAGCTAAACCACCATCGACTGATCCAGAAAGTGCAACGTTCATCATAGGGACGTCAGTCGGTACCATATCTTTTTCATTAAAGAATTTGGAATCAGCAAGGATGGATGTTTCTTTAATCTTGCTATTCTTTTTCAATTTGTCCATTATCGACATATATTTCTCCTATATTCATTTGTTCTATTATACCATAGTTTGTTAGAAAAGTAAACATCAATGTGGTATAATTTTTAGTGCAAGGTAGTCTTCCACTTTCATAGTAGGCTTCCATCCTAAATCGAGTAGATCTTGATTGTCAGCGGTATTATTAACGGCTTCACAACTGTTGCCAGCCCTGATTGGTAGATTCAGATCAAATATTTCTCCAAGATCGCTAACTTTTACTCCACGGCCTGTGCCAATATTATAAGATGATTTAAGAGGTGCTTGTGGATATTCATGTAGGTTTTCTGTCTTATCCATAATTGTTACAATGGCATTCACGACATCGTCTACGTGAATAAAATCCCTAATATGATCTGTTAGATATTTAGCTTCATTTCTTGCTAACTTACCAATAAGCATACTCTCTCTTGCACCTTCACCGTATACAGTTGTAAATCGAAGAGCAATCTGTTCTCGCCCGGCATATGCAGTTTCTTCGTTTACTTTCTTAGTAGTACCATATGGCGATAACCACCAATTATGAACACAAGATGAGGAGGCAAAGAGTAAGGGGATATTAAGATTATTACATTGTCTTTGGATTTCTGTTGTTGGTACTACATTATTTTCCCAGTATTCTTCAGGGTATTGTATGCTTCTCCGTACATCGGCGATGGCTGCTAGGTGTATAACAAGTTGGGCTTCTCCTATACGAAAGTCTTTTATATCTTTCCCTATATCCTTATCCCATTCAATAATTTCATGTTCCGGTTCTAATTTTCTTTTCAAATGGCTTCCGATAAAACCTCGTGAACCGGTAATCGCAATCTTCATGATACGTATTCTTTCAATTGTTGTATAATTTTCTTTTCAAAAGAAATATTATTTAGATTTCTATTTAAGGGGGATGGATGTGGCGCAGCAAAGTGTTGTATACCAATCCGATTTAAGAATTTAGATACTTCACCACCTAATGCAATAATCTTATTGTGACCAAATGTGTCTGGGACATAAGTATCTTGCTGAGTCAATTTTTGTTTAGGTTCTGGGCAAAGGTTAGTGAAGGCATATGTATCTATGCAACATTCATCCAACCAACGATGTAATCTTTTCATTGTTGGCGAATTAAGTATATTTTTCTTTGAGGGACTATGGCCAATAATGAGTATCTTATTCATGTCGATATAGTAACCTTGCCATGTCTTCTTCTAACCGAAGGATTCTTTGTTTTAATTCGAATATTTCATTATCTCTTTGATCTATGGTCTTTTGGTCCCCAAAAGTATCTTCTTCTCTTAACCTTCTACCAATATAATCGTGATAGGATTCTCTATTAGATAAATTCATATTTGACTCCTGTTTCTTTAAATAGTTTTTCGGTTAGTTCCCATGATTCTTTCCAGCGGTCTTCAACTTGGCCGTACATAACTACTCTCTTAATACCTGTCTGTATTAATCCTTTTGCACATTCAGAGCAGACTGGTAATCCATATACGTAGATTGTTGCACCATCCAGCCCAACCCCGTTATATGTTGCATTATATATTGCATTCATTTCTGCGTGAACAACAAGTTTGTATTTTGTTTCTCGTATTGCATATCGGGTAGGTATATCTTCTATCTTGCGAGGAAACCCATTATAACCTGTACAAAGAACTTGACCTTTATTACCAATTGCAACAGCGCCGATCTTAGTCGAAGGATCTTTAGACCAACTTGCAACAGTTTGTGCAAGTTGCATATAGCGTCTATCCCATTTGCTTTCTGAAGATTCTATCATTAAGGTTTCTTTGGGTGACTGGGTCTTTCCGAATTTGATCAGTTTTGAGAGGATGTTTGTCACGGTTTAAAATCTCCATTGGTACTATTTTTGCAAATGTATTTTTTAATACTTTCTTTTCTCCATTACGTTTATGATATGGGGTATTCAGTGCATGTTTAACTATTGTTGGTGATAGGAATGGTGCGCGTAATTCAATAGTGGAATGCATCATAGTTCTATCCAACTTTGGTAAATGATAATAAGGTAACTCTGCAAAAGTGTCTGAGTGTTGACTATCATATTCTTTGGCCCGGCGGTAACCACCGAATAATTCATCAGCACCATCGCCGGTCATCACTGCATAGAATCCTAACTCTCGAAGTTTTCTTGCCATTGCGATTTGTGGTTTAACAGAACCAAGATCGACAGGTGATTGGTGTATGCGTATTGCTTCTTCATCAGATACATCATCAAGGGTTACATCAATCAGTTGATCTGAAACCAAATGTGCATAATCTCTTTCATGATTTTCTACGTGAATTGTTTTAACATCACGACCGAGTTCTTTCAGTAGACCATGTATGATAGCTGAATCAAGACCACCTGAAAGAAGCATTGAAACTTCTCTTTGCCCGCCAAGCCTGAGTTCGACTGAACGTTTCATGTCATCATATAGATTGGTTGTTTGTACTTTATCCCAGTCCCAATATCTATGAACGATACCTTGATGAATGAAGTGTCCAGGCGGTAATTGTTTGATTTCATTATAAGGTGTACGACCGTCGGGTGAGTAACCCCATTTCAATGTGTTTGACATGAACGTTTCATCGATTGTTACATGATCAAAGATTTTGAGTACATCTATTTCAGAAGCCATTGCATCCATATCAGTACGATAATAGAGTGGCTTAATACCAAGATGATCTGTAATACCAAAAAGGTAACCATCCATTGCTGTCACGTAAGTCCAGAAGCCATCGTACTTATGAAAACCATCTAAAGCATATTCGCCATTATAAAATTCATCATGTACTTGTTGTGCATCTGTTTGGTATTTGTCAGAATTGTAATTAAATATTTCGCCAACAAATACTCCAGATATGTCATCGCCAACTGGTTGTATTGCAACCTTTGGATCGAGATTAACAAATGGTAGTGCAATATGTTCAAATATAAATCCATCGAACTCACGACTACCAATGAACTTTTCTAGNCCTCTATATTGCATCTGNCGTATGATTGAAGGGAAAACCTTTGAGTTTTGTTCTGATGGATAAGCTACAAAGCCACACATTATTAATTTCCTCCTACCATATATTGCACGTATCTACGTGCTATTTCTTCTTGATTATTTGTTTGAGCACTAGAGCTTTCTTTAGTATTATATTTCTTAGTCATTTGATT